GAAGGAGAACTTAGTGAAATTATTGCCGGAAGATAAATAAACTTCAATGATACATGTAGGGATATCCGCTCGGGTATCCCTTTTTTAGTCCTTTACCAAGCAATTGCCTTTTTGAACCTTTGTGTCTCACTTAATAAATAAATCAAATGAAAGAACAAATTATTTCCTATTTACAAGGGCCTAGAAACTTCGCGGAAGGCGTGGCACTTTATGAAATATTCGGAGTGAATCGTATGTTGAAGGCTAAATTTCGGCAGATTGGAGAATGTGAAATGACTAAAGGATCTCTTTTTGAAGAGTTGCGTAAACTTGCCGGTTTATCGGAAATGGATTTTGCTTCGATGCGTAGAACTGCATACAAAAAGCCGGAACCGATACCGGAAACCGTAAAATCTGTTTTGCCAAAGACGTATGTAGACGATTCCCTCATTGAGCTGGCCGAACGTTTCGGTGTTACCGTTGAAGAGCTTGTCAGTGATGAATTTATCGAAAAGGTATTGTCTGCGGACGAAAACCAGGATAAGGTAGACGAGCTGGAACAAGAACTGGAAGAAGCAAAATCTAAATATTGTGAGG